TGGGAATATTCAAGGCATGAAGCTAAAGACTTAGCTCAAGATTATCTTGATAAAGAAAAGACTAGATCAAGTTGTATTAAATACTTTGAATCGCATTTTAAAATATCTACATCTACTGCAAATAGATGGTATAACAGAATTTATGATGAATTAGTTGTACCAGATATACATAATGCTTTAGAGATAAAATCTTATAAAGAAACAGTTGAAAGTGAAATTGAAAAATGTTTGAAGAAATTAAAAGATTTAACTATAGAAGAAAAAGTAAATGTTTTAACAAAAATTACCAAATTAAAAAAAGATTTAAGAAAACTATGAAAAACTACAAAATTGAATACATAGAAAGAAACATACATACTTTGTATGTACCTGCTAATTCAAAAAAAGAAGCTCTACAATTTATAAAAGATAGGCTTCATTGGGATTTAGAGGATTTTGATTACAGTTCAGATTCTTACCAGGTTAGAGAGATTTCATTACTTAAAAGATTACCAATAAATTTAAAAGATAAAGCAACTAACGAATGGTGGGAAAGTGTAAAAAAGAGTAGAAAAAATTGGATTAAAAATAATAAAAACCTTAATGAGAAATTCTCATGATAATCACTAACTAATTACTGGCATTAATTAAGTCATAAGATGACTAATTAAGAGAGGATTGTTATTAATCCTTACGATTATGTAAGTCCAGTACTTTCCAAAAACGAAAATTCGGTAACGAAAAATTATGTCAATGAAGCTAACTTACCAACAAAGATGTTTTATATGGGCATCAGGTCATTATTTATCTGACTCATTAGAACCAGGTTTTTTTGATTTAGAAACTCAAGATCAATTTGAATTTTTAGAAGAAAATGCTTGGGAACCTTTTGAAGATTATAGAGGTAAGGACATTTATCAATGGATAGGTCAACTTGCTTATGACATACAAAACAAACTTTATCCTATGGAGAATGACTAATGACTTTAACTTATGAACAAAAATGTTTTCAATGGGCATCTAATCAATTTCTATATGAAGAAATACCTGACGAATATTTTGAAATGTCAGAAGAAGAACAGCATAAACATTTAGAATATTATGCTTGGGAAGCTGTAGAACATTATGACGGATATAAATTATCTAACATTATAGATGATCTAGCCGAGCATATTATTCAAGAAATCTATCCAAAAAAGGAGGATTTTAAAAATGATTAACAACCCATTAGAAAATCAAGTTATGGAAGATTATGATATTGCTTATATATCAGATCAATTTAATGAACATTGTTTTGATAAAGCATTAGAAATTGCTAAAGAATTTAATTTATTACCAGAATTTCATAATGATTTTGCTGATTATTTTACAGAATTATGTAAAGAATTAGATGAAGGTTATAGCTTGATTAATGAAAAATCAATAATAGATGATTGGTGGGAAGAAAATTCATATATGTATGACGATTATGATGAACCATATATTATTTATAAACCGCAAATACAAAAATCTTTACCCTAATTAAAATAATTATTTTTTAGTTTTAGCAATAAAGTCATGTATAGCTTCACGAATTAAAAAACCAACTGAAAGTCCTGCTCTTGAAAGGTCTTTCAATTCTTGGTAGTCATCTTCATCAACAGAAACGCTAATTCTTTTTAGATTCTTATTCATAATGAATGGCAAACTTATATTAATATAACAGCAGATAGGTATAATAACAACTATGAATGGAAATGTTTTAAGAAAAAGAAAAGAACCAAAAGAAAAAGAATATTATTAAGTATATAAATATTATTTATAAGAACTATATATGTATGTATTAATAATATATATATATATATATATATATACATATATGTATAAGGATAAGGAGAAGAATTTTTAGAGTTTCAACATATTAAGACACTATGTATTGCTTGACACAGACATTAGCATGCTATATATATAAATAATAGAAAGGTACTATGAATGGCAAAACCTAACAAGGTCAAAATGACAATGTATTTAGATCCAGAATTAATATTCTGGTTAGATCAGAACCGAGATGAAGAAACATCAAGGGCAGGTCTTATCAGAATCTTGATAAGAAAAGCTATGAATGTAAAATCCAGGAGAAAAGCTGCACCTGTTGTAAAGCTGGAACTTGACCCATTTGCAACACCAACAATTACAGCAGATTTAATTCCTGATGATTTAAAAGAATATTCTGAACTTTTAATTGAATGGTGGAGTATTAGACATAAAAATAAAGGAACTTGTACTACAAGCGTTTCTAATCGTATCTTTAAGAAGTTAAGGTCATTTCCTACACAAGACAGAAAACAAGCTCTTGAGAACGCAATAACAGGTGGCTGGAAAGATTTATTTCCTGTTAAGCAATCTAAGTTTGCAGAAGAATCAAAAAACCACCCTGCTCAAAAAGTTTTTAAAGCAAGTGATTCTGATATGCCACCGACCTTAAAAGAGCTAGGTTTAGATAAAGCTATGAATGGAGAAAACATAGGAGGTATTGAATAATGGCTAAAAGTCAAATTGAAATCGCTGTTGAGTTTCTCAAAGAACATGGTTGGGAATTTAGACCTGCTAAAAAGATCGAAGGTGTTTTTAAACCTGTTGGTAAATATGATGCCAAGAATCCTGTTCAAGACGACTTCAGTATCTATGACAACAAGACTTTAAAAATGTATGCTTATCATATTTCTTTAGCAGAGTCACAAGGTAAAACTTGGAGGTATGTAAATTAATTATGGAAAAAGCATTTGATCGCATATCAGTAATCAAAACTCTCAAAGATGGTATCAAAAAGGGTTACTGGACTTTGGAAGATTTAGATAAACCATCTCCAGGTTGGAAAGAAGTTGTTAATACCTGTAATGGACACCCAATGTATGTTCGAGGTTATCAAGGTGTTAAGTTTGAAAATCTTGCTAGGGTTAAAGAACCCGAACCACCAAAGGAGAAAATAGAAATTATTGATCCAAAAGACTTACCAACTGAATACGACTTCTAATGAAAACTATCGAACTACTAAAACCACTACCCATCAAAAGAGATGAGGAAAGACATCAGTATTTTAATACTGAAACAAATTCATGGTTATCTTATTCAACTACTGAAGTTTGTAGTGAACTTACAGAAGAAGATAAAGAGAATATTGAAAAATATAGATTCATGTGGCAACCCAGAGGGGAGAAAGTACATGAATGTCTAGCTGAAAAGATGTTAGGTAGTGGAGAGATTGATGTTGATGAGTATGGTGCATGGGTTGAACCACTATTACAGCATGAACTGTTTACACATTTTCAACCAATGGCAGTTGAACACATGATGTCAATACCTGATAAATTAGTTGGTGGTCAACTTGATCTTCTTGGCTATGACACTAAGACCAAACAGATTAGATTGATTGATTTAAAGACTAAAGGCAAATATTCATACGACATCAAGAAAAGATTTAAAGATGGAATGATACATCTTGAAGATTTGGATATGTACTGGAAAGAACCTTATTCAACTGATAAACAACTTGGTTGTTATGTTGAGATGTTAAAAATAAATTACGATATTGTTCCAGATGTATGTAATACGATCTGGGCTTATGAAGGTAGGTGTATTTTGAATAATGACCAACCAACAGAAAGATGTCTTACTGCATGGCAAGAGGCATGGGAAAAGTTTGAAGCTAAACAGGAGTTGTTTTGATGAAACAGCTTACAAAACGAATGAAAGGTTGGTTAGAAGGTAATGAAGTTGAACCGAAATTTCTTGTAGAAATATATGATTTTTTTTATCAAAATAAATCAACTTATTATACTATGTGCAATTTATTTTTTCGTGGTCAAATTGTTATACCATTAGAAAATTTTGTGCATCACTTCCAAATTAAAAATAGAATAAGTGTTGGTGTTTATTCAATTTTTTTAAATAAAACAAAAAATGAGCAATTTTATCGACTAAATAAATTTGTTCATAAAGAATGTTTAGAACAAAATGTTTCTTTTTCAAGGAAGAAAATTGTTAAACCATACAAAGCAAATTCACACATTGGAGATTATGACAAAGGAACAAAGAATAGAAGCTGCTCAGAAACGTATCGAGGAGCTAAGAAAACTTATCTCGGAGTGGACTAAAAGATGAGATATATACTTGATGTCTCAGGACATGACCTAAAACTAATTAGAGCTTCTATTGTTAACTTTCAAAGATCATTAGAGATGTCAGATCAGGCAGAATTTGACAATATAATTGATGATCTTGATGAATGTTTTTTTAGAATTTCAAGAATGAAAAAAGAACAACTTAAAAATAAAGTTATGAGAAAATGGGGTAAGAAAAAATGAAATGTTTATATAAAGAACTTGATCGAAGAAAAAAGTATTTAATTGTGAAGTTAAACAATGAAATAGGACAACTTTCAGATTTATGGTTTGCACAAGAAATTACAGATAAAGAATATTGTGTAAGGTTTGAAAACCTTAAAAAACGTATCAAAATGCTTGAAGTATGATATACTTCTGATATACAATAAAAGTAAACAATCTTACAAAAATGCAACTTAGAGAATACCAAACAACTGCTTTAGAGCAGTTACATCTTCAACTCCAAAATCAAAATAAATCTCCCTTACTTGTTCTACCTACTGGTGCAGGGAAAACAGTTATTTTTTCAGAATTAGCAAAAGATTTTGTTAGTAAAGGCAAGAAAGTAATGATTCTTGTTCATAAAAGGGAACTTATCAAGCAATCCTGTCAAAAACTTGACCTAATAGATTCTAAGTATGGAATTATTGCTTCTGGATTTCCCAGAAATAACTCACAGCCTTTACAAATTGCTTCTGTTTATACTCTTTATAGAAATATTGAAAGAGAAAAATTTGTACCTGACATAATTATTTTTGATGAAGCACATCATATCGCAGCATCAACATGGTTAAAGATTGTTAAAAGATACAAAGATGCTATTAAGGTGGGAGTAACAGCTACACCCATACGTTTAGATAACAAACCTTTAGGTAAATTTTTTAATGTATTAATATCTGATGTTCAGACGAATGAATTAGTTTCAAAAGGCTATTTATGTGAACATAAGGTGTTTGCAGGAGCTAAACAACCTGATCTAACTGGTTGCAGAATAAAAAGAGGAGAGTATCAAAAGAAAGATTTAAAAAAAGTAATGGATCAACCAATGATAATTGGAGATGCAGTTGAACAATATAAAAAACATTTATCAAATAAACCTGCAATCGCTTTCTGTGTAGATATTGCTCATGCAAAAAAAGTACATGAAAAATTTATAAAAGAAGGTGTAAAAGCAGAATTATTAACTGGAGAAATGAAATTAGATGAAAGAGATAAAGTTCTCAATAAATTAAGAAATCACGAAATAAGTGTCATTGTCTCTATTGATATTATTAGCGAGGGAACTGATTTGCCTTGTGTAACAGGAGCTATTCTTTTAAGACCAACTAATTCTCTTGCTTTGTATGTTCAACAAGTAGGAAGAATTTTAAGACCAGAAGAAGGTAAAACAGCAATAGTTTTAGATCATGTTGGTAATACTTACAGACATGATTTTGTAGATGTTGAAAGAATGTGGGAATTAGACTTTGATGAAGAAAAAGTAAAAAACAAAGCTAAACCAATATTTAAAACTTGTAAAAAATGCAATTATGTTTTTAAACCACAAAAGGTTTGTCCTAATTGTGGTCACGAACTTACAAAAGAAGAATTACTTGAAATAGAAGGTCAATTAGAAGAACTAAAAAGAAATCACAATAAAAAACCAGAAACTATAAAAGAGAAGTATAAAACGTCAATATATGCAAAATCAAAATATCACAACTCTAATTTATTAGATTTTGAATTTTTAACTAAAAATAAAAAGATAGTTTATGAAACTAAAACTGATTGGAATACGAGTTTTTATCTAAACCACAATCAAGATAAACAAGTAAAAGTAGGAGATAACATTATTTACTATGTGGGTCATAATCAACAAAGATATGGCATAGTCGTTGCTTTTATAGATAAAGGAACAAAAGAAACTTATATACACCCATATACTGTTCCACCAATTAATGAAGATACTCAAGAATATCTTTTTCCTGATTACATACAAAAAGGTAAAGAGTTAGGAGAGTTGCAATATATAAGAGAAAACGAATATTTTGATAAAATAATATTTTTAGGAAAAAGAACTCAACCTTATATTCACATAAAGAATAAAGAAACAGGAGACATTATGAATTTGTATTTACGAAGATTGCGTAAAAAAGGAGACAAAACTCACGCAGGATATACTTGCATCATATTGACAGATAATGGGCTAGAAACTTATGAAACTACTGATAAAACAGGTTGGCTGTCTACAAACTCTATAAACTTTAAACAAGGAGAGAAAGTAAGAAAAAGAATGAGAACCTTTAAGTTTGATAGACGTTTAATGGATAACCTTATTGATGTTTGTAAAAAGGCTCATTTCAATGTCGGTTACAAAATTGATTGGATTTATAGAAATTACTATGCTAGAAAGTTAACAAGGGAACTTCAAAGAACATATAAATGAGTAATCCACAAAAACGTAAAGGAGATAAAGCTGAAAGGGAAGCAGCAGAACTTTTAACAGAAGTTACTGGTTTTGAATGTAAAAGAAACTTAGCAGCAGGAATACCAGATGATGTTGGAGATATTTATGGAATACCAAATTGTGTGATACAAGTAGCAGACTATAAAGATAAATCTAGAGCCTGTCTTGTTAAGCCTAGAGAGGTTGAAACACAAAGGCAAAATGCAGATGTAAAATTTGCTGCAAGCATGGTTAGGTTCAGAGGAGGACAATGGCGAATCGTGTTGACCCCAGAACAATTTAATACATTATTACAAGCTGCCTTGCAGTAAACATGATATTCATGTAATATAAATATTAAGTAAACAATTACTAATGACCACTAAACAGCCTTCGACCTTAGTTGAAGCACTAAACGCTTTCCAGCAAAAGCATCATGCTGCTGGTTTAGATGGTAATAATCCATTCTTTAAAAGCAAATACACTACATTGGCTCAAGCACTATTAGCTGTTCAACCAGCTACAGAGTTTGGTCTTTGTCATACGCAGTTGAATGACTTTGTTATTACTCCCGAAGGGGAAATTATTACAATAGTCATTACTAAACTGATGCACGTTTCTGGAGATGAACCTTTAGTCAGCAGATTTCCTGTTCCTAAAATTCCAGGTAATGTAAAAAATGCACATCAAGAGGCAGGTTCAGCACAGACTTATGCCCGTAGATATGGATTACTTTCTGTCTATGGACTAGCTAATGATGATGATGATGGTAATTCATTAATGAAAACACCACCACCAAAAACAGGTGTAGCAAAAACTCCTACAAAACCTAATCAAAAGCTAGAGCCTACTTCTGTTTTAGAGAAACTTCCTGATCCTATTACCAAAGATGCAAAGGCAGTTATCCTTGAAAAGCTACAGGCACTTCATCAAAGTAACCCACTCAAGATGAAAGATGTAGTCGAATCTTTCAGAAAGAAGTTCAGTATCAAAGATACTAAGATTACCAGACATATTACTACTGCTGAACATGGAGAGTTTCTTGCTCTTGAAATATCCAAGATAGATGAGAGCTTATGACACCAGATGAAACTTCCACTAATGCGAGAGAAGAAATTTTAAAAGAGCTTCTTCTCCGTAAACAGCAACGTAAAAAAGATTGGAACAAAAACATCTTTAGCGTCAGGACTAATGACGAACTTGCTGTTAAAATTAAAGATCATTGTAAAAAAAACAAAGTTTCCTTTAATTTATTTTTCAACACTTTATTAACCAAATTTTTTAATTAATTATGGCTGACTTCAATCCAGCACTACCACTTCCTATCAAGTGGAATATAAGCGATGATCGTTTTAACGAAGGACAACAAGTTTTGAATTTAACAATTCCTGTTGACTCTGTTACTCATTTAATAGATCATTTACAAAACCTTGTAAATACAAAAGCTAAAGAAGGCGAAGTTTATGATTTTGCAAAAAAACAAAAAGTTAAAACTCAATGTGTTCAAATCTTCTCTAAAGCGATGGAAGGACAGTACGGAGTATTTGGCAACATTAATCCACAAAAAATAGAAGTTGATCCGTCAGCAGACTTATTACCTTTCTAATTACGAGGCATTTGGTTTTGTAAGATTTGTCAATGTAAGTCCTCACTTTTTTTTATTATGGAAAAACCTTTAAATTATCTTGTAAGAGATCCTCTGTTAAATACACATTTCAGAATTATCAATGGCGTAAGATATTGGCTTACACCTCCTCCTAAAACATATAAAAAATGAGTAAACCAAAAGAATCTGTAATTAAATTACGCAAACTTAAAGAAATAAGACGTAAAAACTTAGAAAAAAATTTTATAGACATTCAAATGAAAGGCATGGATCACTATGTTTTTATAAAAGATAATGGTAAAGCTCAAGTTGTTTACCAGGAAGGTCGTTGGGTTGCAGAACATATAAGAACTGCGATCCTTAAATTTAATTATGAAGTGGACAAGATAGATAAATTATTTATAAGAGATTTTACTGATGAAGAGATTAGGGAATATGAAAAAACTTCTTAATAGGATTTCTTGGTTTTTCTTTTCTTAGTTCTTTTACAACAAGATTAGCTTCTAGTTCTATTAATCTACCTAACATAGACGCTAAAAACATATCTTGTTCTAGCTTATGTCTAACGAGATGAGTGCAATACCTTTTAATATCAATAAGATTATCACTTGCCATAATTTCTCTACAACGCATTTCAACATCTAACTTCATCTCTAAAGGTGCTGGCTCAATGTCGATATTGAGAAATTTTTTAATATCCATGTTAAGGAAAGAGTTGTTTTTCTAAAACCTCTACTGCTCTGTCATCTAAAGTGTTTGTTGTTTGTTTTGCGATTGATTTCAATAAATCCACTATTAATCTCTTAACAGCAGTTGTAGTTAAGAAAGTTAATAAGATTGGTTTTAGAATCTTATACATAAAAAAAGTATGTGTTACATTCCAAACATAACAAAGATTACTCGTTTTGACCTTCAATCTTACTTACTGCTCTTTCTAACCTGTTAATTCGATTAAACAATTCAACAATATCTCGATCTCTTCTGCTACTTACATTAGATAACACCATGACGAAAGCGGTAGCTGCAACACCTATTAAGGCTGCATATATCTCAGGCATAGATTTAAGCTATAGTTATGTTTAGTATGACTAAAATTTTTTGTTATGGCTGAAGAAAAAAAGAAAAATCCTTTTCAAAAACTAAAGGAAGGTTTAGATGACAAAGAAGAACAGTTAGCAGTGATAAGTTTGTTTGTTCGTTTAGGTGTTGTTGTTTGGAGTGGTTTTATAGTTACTCTAAATTACATCTCAATTCCAGGTTACAGTTCAGAACCAAAAGACATTACATTTCCTGCTTCGCTTCTAACTGGTGCATTAGCAACATTTGGTTTGGAGGGTTCAAAGAAAAGTAGTAAGAAAGACGATAAAGTTGCAGAAAATCAAGGTATGGTACAGACTATAAGGGTAATAACACCTATAAAAATCGAAGGTGCTGAAGTAATCGAACCCAAACCTAAAAAATGAAAAAGCTACTTCCATTATTATTGCTTGTTGCAACACCTGTTTATGCTGATATAAAACAGGAGTTTGTAACCTCTGCTCAGATTACTGTTGATATGCCATATAGCGTGACAAATAAATTAGGTACTACATATTCGTTGTCTGGAAATAACATTACCCCCTCTGTTACTTCTGGGGGCTCTACAACATCAGGAGCAATAGGGGGGCTCAATGTTTCAAGCATAACTGCTGGCGTTCCAGCTATGATTCAAACCGATAAAGCTGTTACAACTTCAGGATCAGCGTTTTCTCTCACAGAAACAGTAACAATGGGAGATGTTACCCCATCTGCTATAACTCCTTCTAGTGGAATTGCTGCAATACCTCATCTATCAGGACAGACAACTGTGGGATCAGGTGGTACTGCTGGGAACTTAGCGATGACATCTCTTAGTTCTGGAGTTCATAGCTGTACTGCTGGAGGATCTGGTACGAGTTGCATAGGTTCAACAACTGTACGCATTACCATTGACTAGACTTTTCTGGTTAGTTTTACTATTATTACCTATAAGAACCGTTGCTGTGCCTGTTGTGCCACAGTTTCGTAGTGGTAGTTCTACAACATCGAGCACCTCTGAATCTGTAATTAATGAAACGATCACAAGTCATCAATATCGAACTGGATATAGCTATTCGAGTTCTGGACATAATATCGAAAGTGCCGATCTTAACGGATATATCAATCCAACCGCTACAACTCTTACAGAACAAACAGTTGGAGGGGTAAGTTTTAGTTGGACTTCGCCAAACTTAGAAGCTGTACCAAGATGGAAAATAACAACCCCTGGTTCAGCTTTTTCTCTTCAAGAAACTCTAATCACTCCAGGGTTAGACACAGTAACCACAATAACAAGAACAATAAATACAACAACCACAACAGAAACTACAACTACATTTGGGCAGTAGTTTTATTTCTTTGCCCTGCAAGGGTTTTGGCTAATACAACAGTTGCAAGTCCTAGCTCTAATGCTCAAGGTGTTGTCAATAATAACGCAACTATGATTACACCATCTTCAATGCCACAGTTTAGAATGAGTCAGGGTATTGTTTGCTCCTCCCCATCGCTTACAATTACCCCATATCTAACAGATGCTTGGACTTTTAACAGACCTACTGAAACTGTTACCAAACAAAATATCTATGATGAAACTACTGGAGAGATAAAATATATACAGGAAACACCTAGATTTGAAAAAGATAATTACAACTTGAATTATGGTATCTCTGCTCAGATAAATATTCCATTAGGAAAAGCACCAGCTTTATGCCATAAGGCAACACAGGTAAATATAGAGGCACAGGAATTATTGATAAAGAAAACAAAAATGGAGATTAGCCTTTATCGTTTAGAAATGTGTGCAAAACAGGCAAAATTAGGTGTTACTTTCAAGCCTAATACCCCTAGTGCCATTACTTGTAAAGATATTGTAGTTACGATTCCACCAGGTCAGGTTATCCCACATACTCATAAATTAAAATAGGCAGTGACAGTCTAATCCCGTAAGATTTCGAGGTATGCCTATATTTATTCTATCTTATCTTTCTTCTTTGTCAGCTTTTTAACTACTTGCTTAACTAATGGCTTGACTGCGTTAAGAAGTAATGGACTACTGGCAGCGACCAAGCCAATAACAGCAGTAGATACAATAGTAGAAACTTCTGGAATGTACTGATCTTTAAACGTGACGTTTTCATAGAGGGTTATACACTCAACCCCATCTTCCCCTCTTTTATGTCCGATGACACGTTCCAAACGCTTTTCGTTACGAAAATCTCCAACCCTCTGATTTGATTTACCAGGACAGGGTTCTAAAGTTGGTGTTTCATCTTTTGGTATCTCAGGAATCTCAGGTTGTTCTGTCTCAGGCATATCAGGTGGTTCGTTTTCAATCGGCATTTCTTCTGTAATCACTAAATTCTCAGGAGTATAATCAAGCGGTATAAAGCTAGGAAAAGGGAAATCACAGGTAGTAAACACTCCATTAGGATCTTCTAATAACAAATTACGATTACCAGTATTTTTTATATCTCGATGTTGATAAGTGCAGCCAGGAGCATCAATCTCAGGTGGTTTTGCTACGTTTATATAATGAGGAGTGTAAGGTTCTGGAACGTCTGGAATATAAATTTCTGGAATACTTATATCAGGTATTTCACTCATATTTTGGTAAATAAACTTCTACAAATGAATTACATTTAGGACAAGATAAATTAGTTACCATTGAATATTCTTCTGCTAATGTTGGATTAAAGTCCTCATCAATACTATGATCTCCACCCCAGATCAATTCAGTTTTACAATGCCAGCAATTCATTCTGGATATGTACCTTTTTCTTTTCTAATATCAATTAATTCTTGAAAATTTTTATTTTTTGATCCACCATCATAAGCCCACGCATAACCATCTTCTATCATCTGCTCATTAAGTGAAACTGTCTCTTCTCCTACATACAACCAACCTAACATTCGACCATACTTACCAGATGCACCACTTCCCAACTCTGTACGGATCATTAACCCCTGGTTGTTATCAAGGGCATAATCTAACTTCTGAGTTAACCAGTTTGTCGCATCTATGCCAAGAGGTTTCTCAATCTCATGGTCTCTGGTACGCTTTTCTGGTGTATCAACTCCTGCCACTCTTACTCGTTGTTTTATTGACAAATCAAAGCCAAGATTAATTGTAATATCTATGGTATCGCCATCTATTACACGATCCACGCAAGCTATTTTGTAATTCCAGCAGGAAATTCTGCTAGGTGGTGTTAAAGCTCCCATTAGATTCCTATTTTTTGTAAGGTTGTAGGTGAAATAGTAGGCTTTATAGGTATAGATTCTCCAGTTATATCAGGTAAACCTTTTTCTAAAACTTTAGGCATCATGCCACTAACTCCTCCAAGAACTTTATTCATCATTTTGTTCTGGAATTGTTCTGATGTTACATATTTATAACCAAAGTAACCTCCACCGATGACAGATGACACCAATACAAAGGAAACTATACTAAGGATGTTAGCTATTTTTTGAAACATGATTAAAGAAGCATTAATTAAAGCAAGCGTACCAATAACATTTATGGTGCTTTTTTTAATTATAGGATTAGCACCACTTTATGTCATGTATGGCATTATTGACAGAAATATTCCTGTAAAAACTAAATAAAATTAAAATTAATTACAACTCTTCTTTTTTTATCTGTGCAAGGAACACCAGCATGACGCAAAGATGAATTAAAAATAACAACTCTGTTTTCTTTACTTTCTACTTTTGTACCATCTTCAAATAATGTATAACCATTGTTTGTATTTATATAAGCTATTGCTGTAGTGCATGGCACATCAAAGTCGGTATGTAATTCTCTAGTTATATGTTCTTTTGTTGCTATGTTTAAGTTTGCTTTTATACGCATAAGCGATGTGGGATTCATCCTATCTCCATAAGGTTTAATTATGTCTAACCATTTAGGATAATCTGTTACTACACCAGATAAAGGATCATAAAAAAGATGTACAAATTGAAATTCATCTGGATCTGCAAGTCCTACTTCTTTAGTGACAGAATCATTCCACATCCAAGGAAAACCATAATCAAGTATCAAAGATTGAGCTAATCTAAATTGTTCTTCTGATAGAAAATTATCTATTACTTGTATTTTTTTTAGCATCTGATGGTTTTATTTCTTCTTTTTGATTTTTTGTTGATAATAATTGTGCCTGTGCATCTTTTACACCAATAATCGCACCTTGATACCTGTCCTCATTTTTACAGGCAATATCAAAAGCATTTTTAGCTTCTTGTTTTTGCTTTTGTATTAATACAAGTTGATCCTCGTATTGCTTCAAAAGTGAATCTAGTGGATTTGTCATACTTCTAACTCCTTAACTGTTATATTTGAAGTTCCTTGATAATCATAAGATGAGTTATAAGCATTAAGATAAGATGTTCCTCCTGTTCTCGCCCAAAAAGGACTATAAGTTCTTGCATTTGTATTACCAGCAAGTTCTAAAACTTTTATTGTTGTGTACATAGAAAATCTTGCAACTGTATAAATAGTTGCATTACCATCACCGTAATGAGCAGTTGAAGATGGTGTCTGGATAAAACTAGGACTAGACATATCAGTTGAAGAACTTTTATATATTCTAAAAATTACAACTTCTGCACCTGTCATACCATGTTGAACATTAAATTCAATTTCTATTAAATTAGACGCTGATGTTGGAGTTAGTGTTAAACGAAAATCACTTGATATTTCTGTGTGAGTTGAACCTGTTGCACTTGAAGTATCGTTTTTTATTGCATATTTACATTGTAAAAGTTTGCCACCACCAAAACCTGTTGCCGTTCCAGAACAAGTTGCATTGGCTGGAAACGTAACATTTCCAGAGGAATCCATAGTAATTGCATCAGCAGAAGCACCTGTATGCCTAATTTGATTAACAATTAATCTACTGGTCATAATTTATGGTTTTGGATATTTGTCCTTAGTAGCTTTTATTGCAGTTGCAAAAGCACCTGATGTGGTTACTGTACCAGCAACAATGTCTTTATACAGGTTGTCTAGCTGGTCTCCTATTGTTGGATAGATAGTATCTGTCGTGCCATCAGCACCAGTTCTTTTTGACTTATAGGCTATCGCTGCTGCTGCTGTATCTAACGCAGTCCTAGCTGCTGCTACCTTTGCATCGTCTAGTGTTACTGAAGCTCCATCGGCATCAAACGCACCAGCAGAATCATCTATAGAAACAACAGGTTTTGCTTCTGATTTGTAAGCCTCATATATGGCTTCATGGTCGAGAGACATAGTTAATAAATCCTTTTTACTAAATTATAATATATAAATATCATGCTGCTATCTCTTGTATAATCATGTTTGATGAAAGTCTTGGGGTATAAGCATCGTTTGTATCTTCATATGATCTATTTAAATAAATAGTTTTATTATGAAATGGGTCATTCCATTCCCAACTGTAAGTAACTTGACTTGTAGTGTTTGGAGAGTCTAAATAACTATGAGTATGTGGAATCAACATATATTCACTACTTGAATCAGTAAGACCACCCATAGTCATTCTAGTTCTAGAACCAGAGGCATCTCCTCTTGAAATATCTGTACTATCTCTCTGTAAATAAAAAGCATACGCATACTGCCCTGCATCACCACTAACATGAAGAACAGACATTATAAGTATTTTACTTGTAGTAGCAGAAGGTGTGATATTTAATGATAAACCTACCTGTCCTCTACTAGAACCAGTATGAGAAGCAGTATTACTTTTTTCAACAAAAAGTGTTTGTAAAACTTTACCACTTGCACCAGCACTAGCAAAACTTAAATTACCCGAACCATCAGTAACAATCCTTTGGCCAGATGACCCATCAGATTGCGGTAGCTTAAATTCAACTTCACTTGCGGAAGGGTTTGATGTTGGTACGGCTATTGAAACTGCATTACCACCAGAATGTACGAGTTTAATCTTTCCTGTCATGCTGCTACCTCCGTTAAACGTATAACCATATCTGGATGATATGAGCTGTGAGAACTTTCATTAGCACCTATAGAAATTTTTGCTGTTTTACTACTGCTCTCACTTTTACACATAATTTTATAAGTATGAGTTCCAGCACCAGGAGTATCAATAAAACTCATAAAAGTCCATTTACCTTGACCAGCAAACATACTACCTGAACCGGGCATATTTACATTTTCTTGTAATTTTGTGCTTCCTTTATAAATAGCTATATAAATGTAACTTGAAGCTGTGCTTTGAGAAACCCAAAGAGGTGCTTCAATTAAGACCTTATTGGAAGCGTTTGTCATTGTAATATCTTTAGTTAAGCTAGTAACATCTACATAGCTGGTGCTTGTAGTGCTAAATCCCGCATCTAATCTTGTTTCTAATACTTGAAGAAGTTTACCAACACCACCATTAGGGAAAGCTGGTTTACCTGAGTTATCAAAAGTTATTGCATCTGCTGAAGCAGAAGTGGATCGTATTGCGTTTGTTATTAATCTACTCATGCGTTAACTAGGTTTGGGATTGTCGGTTTTAACTTTTTCACAAGCTGTATAGTATGTTTCTAGTTTACTCGAATCTCCCTTACTATTCCAATACATAGCGTCTGCAAAATCTCCTAAAGATGGGTAGAGAGGTTGTCTTGTTGATTGGTACGCTATCGCAGCAGCTTCAGCGTCTAGCGTAACTCTTGCAGCGTCTATATCAGATTGGATAAGTGTTACTTGTGTTCCATCTTCTTTAAATGCACCTGTAGAATTTATATAAGCAACGTCAGAATATGCTTTTCTGATTGCTTTGTGATCGTATGTCATTATGCTCCGACCTCCATAAGAGTCATGTTACTGCCATTAAGAAGATAATGGGTTCCCCCTCCTGTTCTCAATGCACTTTGACTTTTATAAGTTATCGAACTTGTAGAAGAAGGGCTATCTAAGTAAGAGTAAAATAATCCTGAATATAAATCAACATCTGATGAATTATTAGCTCTAATTCCCATAAAATCTCCAGGGCTTGTAAATATAGCAGTAGAATCTCTGAGTACTTTTATTCTTACTCGTTGCCCGTTAGAATCTGATTCCATAGAACCTAAGTAATTTATAAGCACTAAAATTTTACTTGTTGTTGCTGATGGGGTAATTGCTAAAGTCAACCCATTATCTGCATATGTAGAAGAAGTTGTTGAAAATTCTGATCCAAATATCATATTTTTTACTTGAAGAATTTTACCGCCAACTCCACTTGCTAAATCATCAGCAGTAACACACCCATCAGGTAAGCCTCCTACTGCAAGTCCTGTAATTACTCCTGTGTTTCCGTTGATTGATACTGGCATTAGACTATAGTGAACACCGATCCAGAGGGTATAGTTAAAGTATAGGTTGCCATTGAGAAAGGGCCGGCAGCTAAACCATTTTTATTATTACCAATCGTAATATTCCCTGCTGCTGCTACAGGATTTTGAAATATACCATCAGTTTCACCACCAGCCGATATTGCATTTGTAGATGCAGCCGTTATCCTACCCTGTGCATCAACTGTAATAGCTGGTATTGCGGTAGCCGAACCATAACTGCCTGCACTAACAGAAGTATCAGCAAGTCCAGCAGCTTGAGCTTTTGTTAATCCCATTATGCTGATACCTCCATAACTGAAAAAGTAGATACGCTATTGTAATTTGCATTACTCCACCTATTAAGGTATAAAGTTCCTCCTGATGGAGCCCATTGAATACTATAAGTTCGGGCTGTTGTATTTCCTGATGTTTCAAAAACTCTCATTGTTGTTGGTTGCATACTTCCAGCACCCACATAATTAACAACGTGTCCATCATAATCATTATTGAAATTAGCAGGGGTCATAAAATTTGATGTTGTTCCAGAAAAATCACTTGCTGTATTTTTAACAATTCTCATCGTGTGTGTATAACCACTTACATCACCAAGACACATTTCAGCTTGAACAACAATAATAGTATTTGAAGCAGTAGGTGTTATTTCTGTACGAAAATCACTACTTATTTCATGGTGTGATGTTGTGGTTGTAGATATTCCATCTGTTTTGCTTACAATCTTATATTGAAGAATTTTACCTGTACTTGAGTTAGAAGTAAGTATAGTTCCATCAGCATCACCAGGTAAGGTAAGGGTACGATCAGATGCAGGGTTACTAGCTGGTGCAGCTAATATAACTCCATTACCACCGCTATGTAATAACTTGATCTGACTCACGCTGCTACCTCCATCAAAGTAATTGTTGAAGTACAGTTAAGAGAATATGTTGCATTTGTACCGCTACTATTTCTATTTATGGTTACTTCAATATTATTATAAGCAGCAGCCATCTGAACTTTATATGTAAGGGTATCTCCAACACTATACGAAGGTGAGTCTAAAAAACTAAAATTTTCCATTTGGGTTATAGCCTGGTGGAATATATAAGTACCAAAAGAACAATTAGTCATATTCCCAGTACCATTAGTTCCTTGAGTTACAACTGTAGAACCACGAAGTACTTTAAAAGCTGGATAAGCACTAGCATTACCTCCTACATGAGCATCAATAATAATATAAATTTTACTGTTTGCAGCCGTTGGTGTAATTGTTCTACTCAAACCAGTTATATCTACAAAACTAGAACTTGTGGTTGCAAAAGAATCAACTTTAGTGCTACTTACAAGTTGAAGTATTTTACCA